CTGTTTATGGCCTTAACTCGTAAAGAATTAGAGGATGCTTACATTAAAGCAACGACAGGCATTCAGTTGGCAACAGCACTATGAAAGTAATAATTAATACTGTCCACGGCGGTTTTGGGTTATCAGACAACGCTATTAGACGTCTGTTTGAGCTTAAGGGCTGGAAGTGTGTCGAGAAAAAATTAAAATATAATGTAATTCTTTTCTACAAAGAACATATTTCTAACGACAGTCTCTTTTTAGAACAAGATCTTGAAAGAGATGATCCTGACCTTGTAAAGGTAGTAGAGGAGATGGGTAAGGAAGCAGACGGAAGATATGCTCAACTAAAAATTATTGATGTCCCTAATGACGTAAAATGGCACATTAGTGAATATGATGGACTTGAACGTGTGGCAGAGGATCACCGTACATGGTATTAGAGCAGCAAATACTTTCTAAACTTATTCATAGCGATCAATACCTAAGAAAAACAATCCCCTTTTTAAAAGAAGAATATTTTAGTGACTGGCAGGACAAGAGTGTCTTTCGTCTCGTTATTGATTATGTAAAAAAATATAATACTACACCGACGATGGCCGCCCTTAGTATTGAGGCTGAAAACCTAACCGGGATTAATGACGATCAGTTTAAAGAACTTAAAGAATACATTTCTAAACTAACTGATATAGATGTTGGTGAGGAATGGTTAGTTGATGCTACAGAAAAGTTTTGTCAAGATAAAGCCGTTTACAATGCTGTTATGTCTTCAATTCAGATCCTGGACGGTAGAGATCAAAAACAAGACCGTGGTTCAATTCCTACTATTCTTGCCAACGCCCTCGCCGTTTCGTTTGACTCCCACATTGGACATGACTTCTTAGAGGATTATAATAATCGATATGATTTCTATCACAAAAAAGAAGACCGTATTCCGTTTGATTTGGAGTACTTTAACCGAATCACCAAAGGTGGTTTACCCAATAAAACTCTTAACATTGCTCTTGCTGGTGTTGGTGTTGGTAAGTCTCTCTTTATGTGTCACTGTGCTGCTAGCAATCTCTCTGCCGGTCACAATGTTTTATACATTACATTAGAAATGTCAGAGGAGAAGATTGCCGAAAGGATAGATGCCAATCTTCTTAATGTTCAGGTTGACGAACTTACCGTTCTTCCAAAAGATGCTTATGAGAAGAAAGTAAATCGAGTAAAAGAAAAAACTACTGGTAAGCTTATAATTAAAGAGTATCCAACCGCTTCAGCTGGCGCAAATCACTTTAGACACCTGCTTAATGAATTACAGTTAAAACGCAATTTCATACCAGATATTATTTACATTGATTACCTCAATATCTGTATATCTTCTAGACTTAAATACGGATCAAACGTTAATTCTTATACCTACGTAAAATCGATAGCTGAAGAGCTTCGAGGGCTTGCCGTTGAGCATAACGTGCCTATAGTTTCGGCTACTCAGACTACTCGCTCGGGTTATACGAGCACGGATTTAGGCCTGGAAGACACATCGGAATCCTTTGGTCTCCCGGCCACAGCTGACTTTATGTTCGCATTAATATCCTCTGAAGAACTGCAGGATTTAGGGCAGATCATGGTTAAACAACTAAAAAACCGATATAATGATCCCACGGCCTATCGTAAATTTGTAGTGGGTATTGATCGTGCAAAGATGAAACTTTATAATGTAGAACAATCTGCTCAAGAAGATATCTCGGATGACAAGAAAGACGATAAACAAGTAAAATTAGATAAAAAGTTCGATAAAAATATCTTTGCTGATTTCTCATAAATGGATGAATATTCAAAAAGCTATAAATATTGGTACCCAAGGGGTGCTACAATGGAAATCGAAGTCACTGGTCACAGATCCTCTCGATACAAAAAGCTTTTAGAGCAGGCTACGGAGTTTTATTGCACCAAACTCATGTCCAAACGCATGTGCAACTCCCTAGAAATAAGTATTATTTTTAAGAAAAAGCTCGATGACGATGAGGATTACGAAGCTTTTTGCGAATACTTAGGAAAAGAGGATGGCGTTAGATCTTTCAGTATTGAACTTAAAAAAGGTCTAACTGTTAGAGATACTCTAACCTACCTTGCCCATGAGTGCGTGCACGTTAAACAATTTGCCACCGGTGAAATGAAAGATGGCACCGTATATGCAATTACCACAAGGTGGAAGGGTAAAGAAATAAACGAAACAAGAATAGACTATTGGGACTTTCCATGGGAAATAGAAGCTTATGGAAGAGAAAAAGGTTTGTACTCTCGCTTTATCAATCATTGCAAGCTATACCCAGGCGGAAAAGAATTTTTAGATTCCATAGTTTAAAATGGAATCTAATCACCAAAAACATCCTAGCCATTCCATCACTACGTATAAACATCCATCAGGCTTTCGTCTCTTCAGTTTTGAGACTGTTCTTCTTAACAACTGGTTCGTTAAGGCTTCTCTATCCTCAGCCGATACCATCTTTATTGTTCTACAAAATATAGAAACAGGAGAAGTAGTTACTGGGTTCTTTATAGATGAGAACAAAGCTAATGAGTTTGTAAATTTTTATTCTAAAATTGATAAATAATTAATGTTGTTATAGATATTACATTTTTTTAAAAATATTAAGTGAATTGATTGAATAATAATTTACTTAGAGAAAAAAATGGACCCAATATCTACTAATATGAAAGCTATTTCCGGTGGCTTGAACGAAGCCGTTAAGGCCGGTAGAGAGCTCGACAAATCTCTTAAAAATGTGAATAATTTTATGAACGAAGAAGTTCATAATCAAGCACATTTAAGAGCCCAACAGCGCAAACGCGAAAGAATGGCTGAAATTCAGAGAGAAGAATTAGCTAAAATTCGTCTTGACGAAAAAAAACAAATAGAAAAAAGAAAATTTGAAATTAGAAATGAAATTACACAAAGATATGGAAAAAATAGTGTTTCTTTATTTGATAAGTGTGTTACTGAGGTTAAAAAAGAGCAAGATTTAGAAAAAAAAGAGCAAGACAAAGATAAAGCAAAAATTTCTGAATTAAAATGGATGTGTGCTCTTGCTGCTTTCGTAGTAACTATGGTTCTTTACAAAACAGGGCTTATTTAATGCAAATAATTCAGTATATATTTCAATATTCATTTATTTTAGTTACTCTTGTTGGTTTAGTTATAGTATTAGCTGTTTTATTAAATATGATTGATCACACTTATAACTTAGTAACAGAAGAAGAAAAAAATAATTCTTTGGTAATACTTTCTATTAGTTTAATTTTATCAATTATAGCATCGCTGTTTATGTTTGCTTCTATTAAATAAATACCTTTATGGATACAGAAGAAATAGATCTTAATAAAGATGGCAAAATAAACAATTTGGAAGAAGCCGCATATGAACGTAAAGCGGCAAATAGACGTAAAATGGCATGGGTAAGTCTAATTGCTTTAATTTCTTCTGCATTTTGCCTAATGTTTTTAGTATCAGAATCAAGAATTGAAAAAATTAAAGATATTTTAGATTTTTATTGGATTGCTCTTGGTTCCATTGTAGGAGCATACGTAGGCATTTCTACATGGATGACAAAAAAGTAAAGGATTTAAGATGTACGAATATAAATGTAGAATTAATAAGGTGCTTGACGGTGATACAGTAGAAGTTGACCTTGACTTAGGTTTTAATATTGTTCTTGCAAATCAAAAAGTAAGATTGGCCGGTATTGACACGCCAGAATCAAGAACTACCAATACAGAAGAAAAACCAAGAGGACTTTTATCAAAGAAAAAAGTTCAAGAAAAGTTACCGGTAGGTTCTTGGAGAAAAATTCAAACAATGAAGTCCGATAGCAATGATGATAAGTTTGGAAGAATCCTAGGCGTTATTCTTATGGAAGATGGCAACAGCCTTAATCAATGGATGATTGATAATAATTATGCGGTACTATACCAAGGTGAAAGTAAAGAATTAGTGCAGGAGCAGCATCAATATAATAAAAAGAAATTAGCAGAAAGAGGTGAACTCAGTGCACGATAAAAAACTAGCTAAATGGGCAGCAATTATTATTATATTACCAGTTGCTTTAGCAGTGTTTGGAGGGGATAGATTTAGATATCCATGTCAAGATCCTGCAAACTGGGAAAAGGAAATTTGTAAAAAGCCTTTATGTGACGTTACCAGGACGTGTCCTGAGCATGTATTTAAGGGAGGCCGCGACCCAAGACTAGGCCCTCCTCCCGATACACCTAATCAACCTATAACAACCAATACACCAACACCAAATGCAGGGGTACAGTGCAAATGAATCTCAATCTACTAAAAAAAGATAAACCAGAAGAAGAAGTA